GGGTAAAGTATGTTATTTTTGATCATTTCTTGTAAATCCAGCTCTTTTTTGGGTATTTTTGCTGTAATTAGGTAGTATTTTTCACCACAACCGGTACAAAATGAATGATTTTTAAGTAATTCTTCCTTATTTTCACTAAAATGTGACCCAATTTCGTCTAAATTGATGTCTTTTTTGTCATTTACAGCCAAAATTCGGTACCCAATTAATGGTTTTGGAAGGTTTTTTACCCTATTTAGGTGGTATTTTAGCTCATTTTTAGCCTCTTTTTCATCAAAATCCATCGATTTTAATACCGAAATAAGGGCTTTTTTATCTATTATTTCACTTAAAATAGGTAATATTTTCATATTAATAAATATGTCGATTAACCCTTTTTCTTGGGATACTTAACTTCTACCTCATATGGACCAGAAGTTGACTTGAAATTGTCGTATTTCCAGATCACAGTACAATCATCATACACAAAAGATCTCTCATATTTCTTTTGTTCCACCGGTTTTTTTACTTTTTTATCGCTCATAGAATACAAATATACAAAAAATAAACCCCACTTTATGGGTGGGGAATAAAAAAATGAAAAAAATAAGACTTTTAATCTTATTTGTACTTGTTTTTGGTGAACTTATCAATAGATGTAAGTCCCAAAGCCCCAAAAGCAAATAATGCTACAGACTCAACTAATGCGTCTGATGGTTTAATGTCGCCGTGAGTAAATGTGTTTGCGACCAACGACACAACTAGTGCTACAACACAAAGCATTCCTGCGATTCTCTTTGTTGATACAACACCATTCTCATCTGTGAACATTTCTCTAAAAAAATTTGCCATAATAATTGTTTTACTATAAATATTTACTTTTTTTGTAAAAACATTATATTAACGACCCTGACCTCTATAAGCTTTTGGTTTTTGTTCCTTTGGACCATATTTTCTTTTTATTTTACCAATTCTTTTTTTGCCAAAACTTTGTTTTAGAGATGATCCTGATGATGTTTTAACTTTTGCCATTTTTTTATTTTTTTTAGGTTTATTTCACATAAATAGTAATGAAATAAAAAAGGGACAGTAGCGAATTGTCCCTTTTGTTTGTTACCATAACTGATAACGGTCCTAAATAAAGATCTTATTGTCCTTTTACAAGATTAATACACTGTTTAAGATACTCTTTTGCCCTTGGTGAAGGTGTGTACTCATCTTCTTTTGTTTGAAGGTTTAAAACCCTTTCAATGTCCTTTACCAATTCTGTTCCGTGTTCGTTTTCTTTATAAAGCTCAACGATTTTATCCATTGCCTTATGACATTCTCCGGTTGTTTCATCGTGGTAGTTCTTATTTCTAAAACGATTAAGATGGTTCATCATTTCGTAAGCTAAATGTGCCCCACCGTCTTTAACGTCATTAGCCCAGCGTAGATTGTTAAGGATTCCCAATGTATCAACCATAGAATTTACACCCATTCTTCTTTTTTTAATTCCAGGTGAATATTTTACGTAATCGTCAGCATTACCAACGATTTCTTCAAGCTGAATCATATTTTCAGGAATACATCTTGGTTTTGGTGGTTCTTTTTTTCCTTTCTTTTCGGTCATTTCTGGTTGAGTCATTTCATTCTCATTAAGAACCTTCTTTATTACTCTAATAAGATCACTCTCGGTTAATCTAACTCTTTTCATATTGTAATTTTATAATAAATATGTTTTATTTAAATAAGTTTCGGTGTATTTATAGTAATAAATATCTAAATATACCATAATGTTAGAAAATATTGTAAAGAAGGTTCTTTTAGAAGAGTTTAAACCAAAAATGGTTTTAAATGAATCTACTGAAATATCTGACGACCTAAAATACCACTTAGAAAACTCTTTAACTTTAAGTGAAAATGTTTTTAGAGTTTATTCAGATTCATACTTTAATTTAATTAATGAAGTAAGGGATTTATATTATTCCGGACACTTAGATCTGGAAGATGAAAACGATATTTGGATTATTGAGTCAGACCTTGGAAAATCTGTAACTTTGGATAATGGTAAAGTTGTTTATTTGGATGCACCTTTTGAGGTTGAAGAAACTATTACCGAAGCAAAACATAGAGGTAAGAATGTTAAACTTAATAGTCCATTTAGAACTCCGGGTGGACCAAAGAAATTTGCTGTATATGTAAAAACACCAGGGGGCGGCGTAAAGAAAGTTACATTTGGGGATCCAAACCTAAGAGTAAGAAATGCAAATAAAGCTAGAGCTAAATCATTTAGAGCAAGACATAATTGTGCACAGAAAAAAGATAGAACAACGGCCGGATACTGGTCTTGTAATGTCTCAAGATACAGAAAAAAACTTGGATTAAAGTCCTCAAGAAGTTGGTAATATAATGAGTATAATCACATCAGTAGAAAAATTTACAGATCCAGTTTTTATAAAAAGATTAGTTTATTTTATAAAAAAAATCTGTCAACCACAACTCAAACGAGATGGGATGGATGTTGATTTGTCATTACACGGACTAAAGTTTGGAAGAAAAAATGTCTTCTACACACATAGACAAATAAATGAACTTTTACCAAATGAAAGTAAAATTTATTGTTATATAGATGCTGATATTAAAAGAAATAATTTTTTTAATGATGAAAGAGATGACTATGATGAGTCTGATCTTGAGTATTTCTTAAAAGAACTATTTGCTGAACGATCAGAACAAATATTGGGTTCAGAATTTTCTATGGGTCAAGGACACTACAACAAAATGTCAAATCCAAGATTAGATATTTTAGTAAACAAAAGGTCTACAGAACCTTTGGAATATACTCACAATGAAAGTATAACGGAGAGTGTAGAAGATTTTAAAGAGGACGAATCCAAAACTCCATACGAAAGATTTATAAATGAAAAATATGTAAAAACGTTTAACAATTTTTTAGATAAAGTTGTTGAACCAAGACTACGTAAAGAAATTCATGCAACAATAAAATTAAAAATGAAGTTGTATGGTCTTGCTATTGGACCAAAGTCTGGTAGATATAATGATATACCACTTAAAGATTTAAAAGACTCACAAGCAACTGTTTATATTTTTATTGATATTGATCCAGATATTGATATACGAACAACAAAATTAATAGAAATACTATATGAAATGGGTGGTAGTATTTTAGGATTAAAGTATGAGAATTTTTACAACTTTCTAAGTAGAGACGAGGAGTTCCAAGCAAAACTTTACATAAATGATAGACCATTGTTTGATATACAATACAAAGTAGATGAACCAATAAATGAGGAGATTGAACCGTCTAATCGGGCAATTAAAAATATTTGTGATTCAGAGAAGTTTTGTAGTACTCAAGGAAAAATTACATTTGGACAATTAAGATCTCTTGTTGAAAATGCAAAAGTAAAAAAATTATTAACAGATGTTGGTGAAGGGGGTTACAAGGCAACATTAAGATTGCTTCCCTGGTTTTTACCACAATTAGCTGTTGCTGGATTTACCGGATCTATGATTAGGGCTTTTAATAAAATCTTTAGACCTGCACTTGAAGATACTACCGGTTATAAAACGTGGTGGGGTAAGACAATAATGAAAATTTTTAACCTTGTTGAAGGTGAACTTGGGGTAACCGATCCATTATCTAAGATATTCTTTATTTCAGATGGTCTATTAACAATGATTGACGGAAAAGAAAAAATAAAATTTGCTAGATATATTGCTGAAGTTGCAGCTGAAAAACCAGATGATGAAGGGGTTCCAGAATACTTTGTTGAAAACGAATTAAGAAACTGGCTTAACCAAAAGTTCTTACTTGATCCACCATTACAACCAAAAGAAGTAAAAGGGAATGATCAAAAACCAGAAGAAGAAATTAATGAAAATAAATCTTTTGAACATCAGGATACTGAAGAATATTATCAAAAAATAGACGACCTTTTAAATAAATTTTTATCTACCATTAAAATTAAAGGCAATTCAAATTTTTTAGGGTTTAAAGTTTTATCTGGAAAAGATAGATATGGTGATTTTACGATTAAAATAAACGGAATATTTAAAGAACCATTCAGTATGGCTGAGTCCGAAAAGGTTCACGGTATGTCTCGTCAAATGATAAAATTAATTAAAAACAATTTCCCATTTTTAGCTACAGCAACATTTCACGGAGGATCAACCTCAACTTTAGGTAGTTATAACGGTAATCTTAATTGGGAAAAACAATATATTAATAGAAAAGTGGAAGAGTCAAAATTACCATTCCAAGAAAAAGTAAAAAACGGAATTAAAAAAAGAGTTTTTAGTGAAGGTGTTGATGACCACGAATTAAAGTGGCATTTTGATGAGAGAGACAGAAAAGTTAAAGTTGTTAAATCTGATGGATGGTTATTACAAATGGATAATGGTCTCCCTACACGATTAAATGAGGGAGACATCATCACAATCCCAAAAGGGGTTTATCATAGAGTGATTAAAGGTAATGGAGATTTAATTGTAAAAATTAAAGAGTATTAACCTTTAACAACGTAACCAACAGTAACCAAACAATCTAAATTTGCTGGGTTTGCACCGGCGTAAGAAATAGCACTCTGTAGCGATTCCTCAATTTCGGTTAGTTTATTAAAAATTGAAGTTTTTTTATAATCCACTAACCTTTTAATCCCTTCAATCCGGTCCATTTTTCCAGATTGTGAAGCTGAAGCACTACCCCAAAACTCTTTATATTGTTTACCGTTATTTTCTACAACCATTCCTGGAGACTCCGCATAACCCGCGAGCATTCCACCAACCATAACCATAGATCCACCAAGAACTAAACTTTTTACAATATCTGAATTTTCTTTAATTGATCCGTCAGCAATTATCGGAACTTTTGCATTTTCACTACACCATTTAATCATATTCGCCTGCCAACCACGATTACCAAATCCGGTTGAGTGATATGTTGTACAAGCGGATCCTCCACCAATTCCACATTTAATTGCATCACAACCCC